TAAGGGGGCATTGTTGAATGTTTTAAGGGGGCAGAATCGCTTGGTTTTAGGGGGCAGCTTACACTGGATTTTCCAAATCTCATAGACCTGCAGAACTTGAGCGTTTATGCCTGGATAAAGCCGTATATCCATCTGAACGAGTCTGAGCTTGTGCAGAACCTTGCTGTCTGTGTGCAGAATGGATTCTTGTCCCGACAGACCGCAAATGAGCAGATTCAGATGTACAGCAATCCCCGTGATTGGGATAGGATAATGAGAGAAAAAAAGGAAGAACAGCAGGCTGACCTTCTTTACGAATTGAAATCCAAACAAGCGTCCGCTGCCAATAATGGAGTGGAGCATAATCCGGGAGGAGATGACAAACAATGAAACAGCCTACACGACAGCAGATACAAGAGGCAAAGGATTACATAAAGCTGAGACTTAGGGCTGAAATATCCATGCAGGACAATCTGGAGAAGGCGCTTCTGCAAGCCGCTAATGAGATTGTCGGTATATCCATGAGATACGGGATAAAGCCCTCATTTTTCCGCTTCTCTGCCAATAAGGAGCTGAATGATGAAGTGAATAAGGTTCTTGATAAACTGCGTGGAATTATATATGATTACACGGAGACCCTATCCGTCTATGACCGGGAAAATGACCGTGATGCGATTGTTGCATTCATCAATAGGGAAGACCACGGCAAGACGCTGTCCGAACGAATAAGTATCTACTCCAACCGTTTCAAGTATGAATTGGAAGCCGCCATTGCTGCCGGGATGATAGCAGGTATTGGTAGTGAAAAGATAAAGGACAATATAAAGGCAAATCTTAAATCTCCGTATTCGGACCCGTATTTCAAGAGGGCTGTGGAAGGAGGAAATTCCTCTGCCACACGTATAAAAACCGACGGCATCAGCTACGGGGTGGGGAAATCCAATTCTGCCTACAATTCCCTGAATACCCTTACCCGTTTTGTTGTAAGCTCCGCGTGGATGTGGTTTTGGGGCATTGAACACAAGAATAATGGGTTTACCGGGTTCTATTCGTACCGCGGAAGCAGCTACCCGTGTTCGTATTGTGACAGCATGGTCGGCTATCATCCCATATCCGACTATCAGAACCAATGGCACATACGGTGCTGTTGCTATTTTGTTTTTGTATAATTCATAGTTTTAACTGTTATGCTGAGAGGAAAAGAGGAGAAAATATCATTGAGTAGAGGATTGGTTTCAGAATGCAAACGCATTAAAATCAGTGCCAAAGAGAAAGCTTTTGCAGACCTTGTCGCTATGGGATGGAAAGACAAGGACGCTTATCTTGTTTCCGGACTTTACAACCCGGTGTATTCTTCCAAGGCGAATGAGAAGGATATGAATAAACTATTGACGGAGGACGAGCGTTTCATGGCGTATCTTACATCTGTCAGCAGGAAAATCCAGCGGAGACAAAAGGAAAACGAAAAAGAGGGTGATATATCAGTCGATGGCATCAGTGAAGAGGATATTGCTTCCGAACTGTCGAAAGAGAACCAACTTCGCAAACTTATTGCAGCCCGTAAGAAATATGACGGGAAAGAGGGATGCAAGGAGTGGATTGACCTCACCAAAATGATAGCAGACATTACACAGATTAAGAAGGACGAGATAAAGGAGGAGGACACGACTGTACATTTCTATCTGCCGCTTTCATGCAACAACTGTTCCTTGTACCTTGCTGCCCAAAAGAAAGCCGGGGGATAAAATCCCGGCTATTTCTCCATTTCCTTCTTCATCTCATACATCTGCCTTTCCTCCTCAATAATCTTGGCGTCCTCCTCGTCGGATATGGGCTTGGCATCCGCACGGTCAAGGGCGTTTCCGACTGCCTTCAACACATCCACCTGCAACTCCGCGTCAATGCAGTTTGCTACATACTGAGTATTACGTATTATAAGCATCGGCAGATTGTCTACCTTATTTTCTATTGGGGCATTGTCGAGCAGCATGAACATAACGCTTCCTGCCCCATATTCAACGGAGAAATCTCCGCTTACGGTTGATACCTTAATGAAGGGCAAATCGCCTTTCTTGTACTTGAGAATAACAGTATTCCCAATTTGCCTCTTTCCGAAATCCATAATTCTGATTTATAATTATTAATAATCAATGTCTTCGTTCAAAAAATCGTCGTCGGAATATTCCCATCCCTCGAACATGTTGACTTTCGCCTCCTCTGCAATATTGGGGACGTGCTTCATGAAATTATTCAGAATATCCTCATTACCGCACCATAGGGTATACACGTTGCTGTATCCCTTGTCCGCACGTTTTTCGCGTGTATATCCGAGCGAAAGCATGTCAAGCCCCATTTTCCTTTGGGAAACCGGGACCACTCCGTTTTTCTTGCAGAACCTTTCATAATTCTTGTACACCTCCGAGGAAGTAAGCTCTATAGGCGCTCCTCCACCGGACTCCTCCGGCTGGCATTCCTTGTACTTGAAGTATTCGGATATGCTTCCGTCCACAAGCTTGCCGTCCTTCCCCATCACGGTAGAGCGTATCCTCTCCAGCTTCATGTCTATCTTGCCGCCAAGATTCTCCGGCATACGCCAATTGTTTTTCTTTAGCTCGCACAGCCCCTTGACTATCCACGCCATGATACCCGCATGTTCTGCCCTCATCCTTTCCGCAAGCATCGTGTCCCTTTTCTCCACGGGGATTGTCTTGTCGAAGTTTAGCACCAGGGCACGGCGCTGCATGCTCTCGTCGTCCGGGTCGTCACGGTTCAGGAAGTCCTTCGGCTGCCACCGGTAGTTGGAGTTGCACAGCATTATAGGAGGTCGCTGCATCATGGTGATGTTGCCTCCTATCCCCCGGCAGGCAATAGGCTCCCCACTTGATATGGCCTTGATGATGCTCATGTCCTTGAAATCACCACGGTTACTTTCCGTGCAGTACATAAGCCTTTTCCTTGACATCGAATAGGCCGCACGCAACTGCTCGTCACCGCCTCTGGCGAACTGGCTCATCTTTATGTTGAGTATTTCATCCTCCCCGAACATGTCTTTCAGGACCCGATAAATGACACTCTTGCCGTTCGCTCCGGTCCCCTGCAATATGAGAAAATACTCAAAACTGATATTCTTCCTGTTGACAAGGCACGCGCCAAGGAACATCTGCAGTATTCTCCTCTTGTGCTTCTCCGGAAGGACTCCGTCCATGTCATCCGTAGGGAGCCAGCTTTCCCCAAGGAAGCTTCTCCATGTGGGACAGTTGAAAATCTCCTTGCGGTCATACTTGAAAGGGTACATCTTCACGCAGTCGAACTTCGGGGAGTGGGGGTAGACCTTGAGCCTGTTCATGTCAACCACGCAGTTGGTAAAGCACATGATGCTCAAATCCGGCTGAAGCTCATGGTCCCTTATGACATTTATTATGCGGTTCATGTATGCGTACATGTTTTTGTTCGTACGGTCACGGGCGGCAACCCCCATCTTCTCCAGCCATCTGTCAACGGCATCGTAGAGCACGTTGTAGTCCATGTACTCATATATCTTTCCCGTAAAAACATACAGAGGAACACGGTAGTCCGCAATGTCTTTCGTCACAACACCATATCCCTCCCTGAACAACTCCTCAAGCCGTCTTCCGTATCGGTCTATGCGCTCAGGATTGCTCGTCACCAGGGATATGTCCCTGAACGTAGAGGCGTATTCGTCGCAATGCCGTGACAACAATCCAAGTACATAATCCTTCAATTCCCTTCTGTTCATTGTATATCGCTCATTTTAAGTTAAAAAGAACATAAACATATCTGCTATAGGCGCATTTTATAAAAATAACCCTCTTCTTTTACTTGTTTGACCTAAATACATATATCTATGCTCTTTATCTTCATTATGCAAATATACAATATATTGGATATAAACCAAGTATATATTATATAAAATATTGCCAGTTTATTAGAAAATACCAAAGAAAAAGAACTTGCCTGTGCATTATCATAAAAATAGCCCCAATTTATGTTGGTAAAACATCATTACATTGTTCAAAAAAATGGGAAACAAAAAATTTTTAGGAGAGGTGACTACGCCAAATATCATTACAAATTATAGGGGTGGGGGAGGTGCTGTTTGAGGGTATATATACGTGTAAAATGCTGCAATATAGCTGTTTTATATTTATATTATACATATAATATAAAGTTTTGATTTATTTACTACTTTACGATGTGGTGTTAGGATGATGTGTGCGAAATCGCACGGTTTTGAGGCAAAGACACCTCTTTAATTGTCATAGATAATGTCTATAGAATTATGTTTTGTTATAGATGTAATCTATTTACTTGGTTCTTTTCTTCATGCTGTAACTATATAGATAATATCTATACTTTGTTTCTTGTTATAGATGCCGTCTATTTGTATTGTACGTGTGTTTTTGCTGGTTTTGGTATTATATATTTACTGTTGTTTGGCTGATGTGTTATACTTATAAATTATTGTAAATAAGCTGTTTATGTGTGTATTTGTTGTGTTATAAAACATGTGTTTTTCATAGAAATATTTTGCAATATTCTTTGCTGTTTACAAAATAATTCGTATCTTTGTAATGTAAGAAAGAGATAGATATAAAGTTCTGGTTCTTACAAGCGTGTTATTAAGTGTTGGAATAAAAAAGAGAGCCTTAACACTGCAATGTTAAGACCCTCGTAGGTTGGGAATACTTAAAGAAGTACCCCCCCCAAGCGGAGGCAAAAGTACTTCTTTAATTTCTCACCTGCAAATATTCTTCCATTTATTTATATACTTGATACAAATACGTTTTTAGTCTTATTGTGTTAGGCTTCTGTTATCGTGTTGTATTGGTTTATGTGTACACGCTATAAGGTTGAATTTTAATAATTTAAATTATATAGCATTATGAAAAAAGGAAATTTACCTACACAGGAATACGAATTAATTAACGTGTGTATGCAAACAGTAGAAAATGGCACTCCATTAACGTGTGATGATTGTGGACGTACAATATTTAATATTGCTACGATAAAAGGGAAAAGCGATGGAAATACGTACAATGTAGGGCTATCATGCGTTAAGAAGTTACTAAATAAGTCTATCTACTTCGATTTAGAAACCGGGTGGGAATTTGAACGACAAGAAAATGAATGGAAGCAAGCAATGAATAATTTAAAGTGGCTTAAAAAGCATTCAGAAAAAGACTTGTACAAATTTTCCTTGTACAAATACGATAACGGTAAAGAATTTTGCATTAACCTAACTTTCAAGAAAGATTTTGGAGGATATAAAAAAGGATGGTCTGGAGGATATACGGCTGCCATGGCATTGGATAAGCTTCCTTTGTTCTCGGAATTTATCAAAGCGTGAAACGTACAAGCGTTGCACCCGGTGCAAGTTCCAGGACACGCACAAATTAATAACATAAAAACTTATCATCATGAAAGCAATGAATTTCTACACTGCAAACGGTTGGGCTGGTTCGAACTATGATAGCAAGTTAAGTGTAAAGGAAATCGCCGCAAAGGTCAGATCTTATGCAAAGAAGAATTTCCCGGGCTTTAAATTCTCTGTACGTTCTGAATGGAGTATGTACACGGATTCGTTACATATTGAACTGAAAGAAGGCACTTGCATTCCCTTTGTTGAGGGGTCAAGAAGCGCGGAACGTGGTTATATGTCCACGATGAACACCGTAAAGGGCTGGGAAAAGGATTTAACGCCCGAAATATTTAAAGTGCTGGACGCTGTTACGACTTATGCAAGTTCTTTCCGTTATGATGATTCGGACGGTATGCAAGACTATTACGACACTAATTTTTATTTAAGCATAAAAGTGGGTGATGAATATAAGGTTATAGAACCGAAGGCGAAGAAAAGCAGCGTTAAGCCTGAAAGGGTTGAGGAAGCCAAAGAAGTGGAAGCCGTGACGGCTGAAGGCCTGGAAATCGTGGACTACTCCGAAAAGGCTATAGCGGTATTCGGTGATACGAAGGCTATCAAAGAGCAGTTAAAGGAACTGGGGGGACGCTTTAACCCGGCTTTAAATTATAACGGTGAAAAGCGTGCCGGGTGGATATTCAGCAAGAAACAGGCGGACAAGGTGCGGGAATTGCTCGCACCTGCAAAGAGCGAAAAAGAAGCGGACGAAAACACTGACGAAGCGTTACCGCTTGAAAATATCCATCTAACCGAAACGGACAACTTTAACGGTGTGCGCTATTACGACATTGAAGGCGCTGGAATCATAACCAGCGCGAAAGTACGTGCAGACATACAGCCGGGCGATATCTTCAACGTATACACAGCGGAGGAACGCAAGTACGGCGTAACCTATGACGGTGTAAGCGTGGAAAGCAGTTTAAAAAACGATTTACTCGGTATAATTGAGTTTAATGACAAAATAGAATCGGGCACGCTTAGCACTTCATCACATTACACCCCGCTTGCTGAGGGTATGGAATTTTACGAGAAGAAAGTAGAGGGAAAACGATACATAACGGAAAACAAGCCTAAACGCGGTTATTATTATGTTATAGATACCTTGGATAATTGCCCGGTAGGATTCTTCCAAACAAAGGGAGAAGCCGAAAAAGAAACGGAAATACTTAACGGGTTTACGGATGGTAACGGACGATTAAAAAGTATTATATAATGTTCTGCGTTATGTTGCTGTTATTCGGTGCCGTATTGTTCATCAGCGGCACCGAAATCGAGAGATTAAGGAATTATAAAGATGAATCAGATAAATTCTAAGGATATGAAAAAGGAAATCTTCCCGCGTAGTGTTGTTTGCGATAAAAATGTAACAGACGTGAATCAGAATAGTAAATATATAGTTAGAGAATCGATTGATTTTGGCTGCAAAGTTTATAATGTAGTAAACACTAAAACGTGTAATCGTGTCAATTATTTTGCAGATTACGAATCGGCCAAAAGATTTGCAAAGAAACAAAAAAATTCGATAAACAAGAAAGGAGAATGATATGTATTTAGGTTTTATTCTTTGGTTCATTGTCTTGGTTGTGATATTGTGGAACATCAGTCCGGCGCTGGTCATTACGTCGGCTTTGATAGGCGTTGTGCTTGCTATAGGGAGAACAAAAGATAACAAAAGCGTAAAATGATATGGAGACTTTAAAAGAGGTTTTTTTGAAAAAATACCCTCAGTACGGAAAAGTGTTGCGGGTGTACGAAGAGGTTAATGAGACGGAGTGTACATTTGAAAGTATAACAAAGCCGAGATTGTATAATTTTGTCCAGGCTCTTAACGAAAGATTGGCGACAAATAGCGCTAAAACCTATTGTGCCATGCTTAAATCAGTCCTAAACTTGTATAATGATGTATATTCCTTCCCGAAAGGTTTTGAGGCTATATTGACCTTGAAGAAGGATGCTACGCAAAGCACTTGGTTAACGGACGAGGAGATAAAAACACTGTTGGCGTATAGCCCGGTTAACGAGACGGAACGGGCCGTGAAAAACTGTTTCCTCCTTGGCTGCCTCACTGGTGCCAGGCATTCGGACTATATCGAATTCACAGAGGACAACATAGTAGACGGAAGACTGGTCTATGTCTCACGGAAAACCAAGATTAAAGCGGAGATACCGGCAGCTCCTGCCGTGCTTCGGATATTGAAAGAGAACCGGGAATACGGCATCAATGAACGGAAGGTTTCGGACGTGACATTTAATGACACTATAAGAAGTATTTGCCGGAGATGTGGAATAAACAAACGGACAAAGCTATATCAAGCCGGAGAATATATAACCGGCGAAAAGTGGGAGTTCATTTCCTCACATTCGGCCCGGAAGTCTTGCGCTACCAACTTGTATCTGAGAGGTGCGGACTTGTATTCCATCAGCCGGATGTTGGGTCACTCCAGTGTAACGATGACTGAGACGTATATTTGTTGCGGACTGCGTGAACTCTCTGATAGGATAATGGGGTATTTCAACGGTTTTAAATAATATGTCAACGAAGCTGTAAGGTATTTCCATGAAAATCGTTTGATGAGCCCTTGAACTTATATCCTATTCGTGTGGCAATTGATTGTTTTTTATCGGGAATTGATTAAATTTGCAGTCCCCGAAACAATAGAAGCAACATGAATCCTCTATGAAGGAGTGTAACCCGTAGTCAGTCGGGTTCCGGTATCTATGCCGGTGGGGACACTTCTTTATAGGGGATTCGCCATTTTTCCCAAAAATCTTTAGTTTAGGAAGCGTTCACATATGGGAATGCAAGATAAGTACATATTCCATAATTTGTCTATAAAACGACTCAAAAACATGCAATAAATGCTGATTTTGCAATGTATAAATTGCATTTTTGGCTAATTATTGATAAAAAAATACTGTTTTTCTTCTTTTTCTTTTGTGGGTAATTTAATATATCTATATTTGCAACGTAAATAATGAATATAAAAATGTATGGGTTTATCCATAACCGTTAACAGATAAACAAAAAGAGAACAATGCGCAATAAGCGTGATTAAACTGGGTTTTAATACCTGATTATACTAAGCCGTCATATTTTTTTGGCGGCTTTCTTATTTCTAATTACTAAATGTCAAGAAACTATGGGAAAGCAAGTTGTTATTTTAGTAGATGGGCAAAATCTATATTATAGCCTTCAAGGAATGAAAATTATTGAAAAGGATGTTGATTGGACATCTCTGTTTGGCAGCATGATAGATGAAGGCGATGAATTAATAAGGACTTATTGGTTTAGACCATCTAAAATATTGGACACTTATTATACGGAACAAAATATTCAAAATTTCATTGTATATAAAAAATACAGAACCCATTGTGATAATTACAAAAAAGGTGATATGACTAAGGTACCTCAGAAGGTATAAGATGACGTAAAAGACGAATGTAAGAAAACTGCTGAATGGATTAAGAAGCAAAAGGAAAAATTTGCTAATATAGAATATGCGTATGACCAGCTTTGCTTAATCCATGACAATATTGAAATCGTAAAAACTGGAGTGGTAAAAATAGACCCTTATAAGCAAGATTATTTAGGGGAAAAAGGTGTTGATATTTCTTTAGCGGTAAAAATGATTTCACTTAGTGTCGGAAAAAAATGCGATAAAATAATATTGGTAAGTGGCGATTACGATTATTCAGAAGCTATTCGATTTGTGAAAGATAATATGACGAAAATTAATGTTGTAAAATTTCACAAAGGATATCCACCGAGGAATAAAAGTATGTCAAGAGATTTAAGCGTTTTGGCAGATAAAGTCATAGATGTATATGAAGCTGATTTGAAAAACAAATTCAGAATGGAGCCAAAGCATTAAAACTGGGATTTTAACAGCACCAAACCATGGCACAAGAAAGTAAATACTCATACGACGAGGAAAGCGTGAAAGCTATCGTCCATTGGGCACAAACAGCCCAATTGCCCAAAGAGGTGACATTAAGCGAATCGGAACACATCATCGACACGTCCATGTACGTCCACGCCAACATCTGCGACATCAACCAGCACTATCCGGACCCGTTCTACAATCCGGCGATTGACCGGTTATATCGGTTGAAGGAATTCATGGAACAGCAATAAGTTTATATAACCCAGTGGGTTGTTTCGCTTGTTTTGGGTTGAATTTAACCCACTGGGTTGTTTTGGTTATTTCAGCTTGCTATCCATCTTTTCAAATTCTTCTTGCACGGACTTGTTCAGCACTTTAGCGTATATCTGGGTTGTCTTTATATCTGTATGTCCCATCATTTTGGCAAGGTTTTCGATTGATACGCCCATATTCAATGCCATTACAGCGAAGCTGTGCCGAGCCATGTGTGAATGAAGACTCAATTTTATCCCTGCTATTTCTTGAACGACCTTCAATCTTAAATTGTACTGATAGTTGCTTATCTTGGGTAGATTAAACTCGTATTTTTTCAATATCTCAATGGCGGGCTTGAGCAGCATTATGAAATACTCTTCATCGGTTTTTATTCTTGCATCCCTTATGAAGAACTTATTCCCTTTCCTGGTTACGGTGCTGAAATCGAATTTGAACAAGTCTGCATAAGATAGTCCAGTATAACATTGGAAAATGAACAAATCCCGTACCCTTTCAATACTTTCTGATGATATTTTCAACCTTTGTATCTGATTTATTTGCTCAAGGGTGAGGTACTTTATCCCTTCGCTCTTTCCTCTGTCGAATTTAAGCTTGTTATATGGATTTTCGTTTAAAAGCTCATATTTCATAGCTTCATTTATATACCTCTTTAGCCGCTTGTGATACCCATGTACGGTAGTCTGTTTGGTGTATTTCCTATGTAGGAAATCGTCATAGTACATTATGTTGGCCGTGGTTATGTCGGTGAAATAGATTATCCTTCCGAACTCTTCCAGGGAATTAATCAGTGAGGCATGTGTATTTAGTGTCCCTTTTGTCAAATCCGTTCTTTCACTGACCCTGCGTCTCACAAAGTCTATGAAACTTTCTTTGTGCTGGGAATACTTTAGGAAATGCTCTAGTTTGTCAAAGCTAAATTCCTCTTTCTTTTTTATGAGGCTATTGATGAATTCGTTTATGTTTTGCATTTGCGCATCGAGCCTTTCGTTCAGGTCCAAGGACTGGACGGTGTTCCTTACTTTAGTTTTTTCGCTCCATTGGTCAGAGTATAGGCGAACTCCCGTGGTGAGCCACTTCCTTTTCCGTTCAAACGTTATTTCTATCTGAACGGTTCCTTTTGTAGTCTTGCTTGCCGTATGTTTCCGGTCAAACACGAATCTTGCTGTAGGGTACTTCATGACTTTAAAGATTTGGTATCACACAAGGGTATCACATTTGCCGCAAATTTAGTGAAATAGAATGAAATATAATGAGCTAAAATGAAACAAGGGAAATGCCGCTTTTGCTCCTATAAATCATTGATAATTACCTAAAATGCTGATAATAAATAAAAAGGGACTACGAAACTGTAATCCCTTTCTGTGAACCGCTTGGGGCTCGAACCCAAGACCCCAACATTAAAAGTGTTGTGCTCTACCTGCTGAGCTAGCGATTCAGACCTTATTGCTGTTAAGCGGGTGCAAAGATAGATACTTTTTTGAAAATTGCAAAATAATATCATCTTTTTTCTTATCTTTGTCCCCAT